TCATGACCGCGATCGACAAGGCCAAGGCCTCGGCGGTCAATCATGAATGGCAGACCCAGGCGCTCGCGGCGGCAAACTCCGCCAACGCCCAGCTCGAAGGCGACGACGCTGCGGCGGACGCCACGACACCGACCGTGCGGCTCGGCAACATCTGCCAGATCTCGCGCAAGGTGCCGCAGGTTTCCGGTACCCAGCAGGCGGTGGAGCACGCCGGCCGCGACAACGAGATGGCCTACCAGGAGATGCTCAAGGGCCTCGAGCTCAAGCGCGACATGGAGGCGATCCTGGTCGGCACCAACCAGGCGAAGAATGCCGGCACGTCCTCGGTGGCGCGCGTGACCGCCTCGGTGCTGTCCTGGACCAAGTCGAATACGTCGAAAGGCGCCGGCGGCGCCGATCCTTCGGCCGCCGACGGCACCGGGACGCGCACCGACGGCACCCAGCGGGTATTCACCGAGGCGAACCTGAAGACCGTTCTCCAGTCGATCTGGAACAACGGCGGCAAGCCCGACACCATCATGACGGGCGGCTTCAACAAGCAGGTGTTCTCGACCTTCACGGGCCGCGCTTCCCCGATCGAGGAGGCGAAGTCCAAGAAGATCACCGCCTCGGTCGACGCCTATGAGTCCGATTTCGGCACCCTCAAGGTGGTGGCGAACCGCTTCTCGCGGCCACGCGACGTGCTGATCCTGCAGACCGACATGTGGGCGCTCGCCTACCTGAACGGCCGCAAGATGGTGTCGATGCCGCTCGCCAAGACCGGCGACAGCGAGCGCCGCGAGGTGCTGTCCGAATACGCGCTGGAAGCCCGCAACGAAAAGGCCTCCGGCGGTGTGTTCGACAACACCACGTCGTAAGCGCAGCGACGCGCTCTGAGCCCGCGCTCCCTCTTCCTGCACTTGCAGGGAGAGGGTCGGGCTGAGGGGCGGGCCCAGCGCTCGGACTCGTGGAGCCGCCCCCTCACCCGGAATCCGCGCGTTGCGCGGATTCCGACCTCTCCCCGCAAGCGGGGAGAGGTGAGACCGCGCCAAGTTGCGAACCACGAAGGCGCCACTGGGCGCCTTTTTCATTTCGGTGTGCGAGCCGCAACTGCGGCCCCTTCCGACCAATCCAGACCACAAGGAGACACCCATGGCCTATCCGACCAACCGCACCATCAAGACAGTCGATCTCACCGCCTATTCGCCCAGCGTCGGCGCGACGCCGGTCGCGGCCTATGTCCGCATCCCGTTCCGCTGCCAGATCCTGCAGGCGAGCTCGGTGCTGGGCGGCGCCATCACGACGGCCGATTCCCTGGTGGCCTGCGCCCTCAATGGCGGCGCGGCCTTCGCGACCATCGACATCGTGCAGGCCGGCTCGTCGGCCGGCCAGGTCAACACGGCGCTTCCAACCGCCGCGACCTATGCCAACGAGAACGACTCCGTCGCCTTCACGCCGAGCGGGGCGGGCGGGGCGAATATTTCCGCCGCTTTCTCGCTCACCATCCGCCAGCTTTGAGAGCGACCACCATGCAAGTCTGGAACCCCTCGGGGAGCTTCACGCGGCCGAACGACACCACGGCTTATGCGGCCGGCGACCTGGTGGCGAACGCCACCGCGGCCGGCGCGGTGGTGCCGCTGCAGATCGCGCTCGGCAACCAGTTTCCGAACGGAATGACGCGGCTGACCCGTGCGCGGCTGGTCAAAAGCGGCACCGGCGTCGCCAATGCGAGCTTCCGCGTCCACCTCTACGAGACGCCGCCCACGTCAGCGAACGGCGACAACGCCGTGTGGTCGACCGATCAGGCGGCGCATTGGCTGGGCAACATCGATATCGCGTCGATGCTGGCCTTCACCGATGGGGCGGCGGGGACAGGGTCTGCCCCGGCAGGCTCTGAGATGTTCCTGCGGCTCGCCGGCAAGACCGTCTATGCGCTGCTCGCCGCGCTCGGCGCCTATGTGCCGGCCGCCAACGAGACCTTCACGCTCACGCTCGAAGACGTGTCGGATTACTGATGAGCAAGGTCCTGCCGCGCATCCATCTCGATAGCGACGGGCGCGCCCTGACGATCGAGCACATGCAGGACGTCGAGGCCATCCTCGATCGCAACAAGGCGCTCCAGGGCGAGCCACAGAAGAGCGACTGGGGCCGCCATGTCGCGACCATTCCCAATGTCGTCCTGGTCCAGTGGATGAATCAGGAGGGCGCCGACGTGCTGCGCATGTCGAGCGACGAGTTCGGCATGTTCATTCGAAAAAAGCTCGCCGATCCCGATTGGCGCCATTTGAGGACCGACAAGTGACGATACAGACCTATGCGGACCTGCAGGCCGCCATCGGCAATTGGCTGGCGCGCGCGGACCTGAGCGCGACCATTCCGGACTTCATCATGCTGTTCGAAACCGTCGCTAACCGCCGGCTGCGCCTGCGTCAGCAGGAAACCACAGTGACGCTCACGCCGTCGTCGGGGGTCGCCACGCTGCCGGCCGATTATCTCGCCTGGCGCCGCCTGACCTGGACCGGCGTATGTCCGCGTGAGCTCGACTATGCGCATCCCTCCTACCTGCGGGCGCTGTTTGCGACCGGCGCGCCGGGCGACCCGCGGCTGTTCACCATCGAGGGCGCGGCGCTAACCGTGCGGCCCCCCAACGATACGGCGCTCACCTTCGACTATTTTCAGAAGATCCCGGCCCTGTCGGGCACCACCACGGCCAACTGGCTGCTGGCCTGCGCGCCCGACGTCTATCTGTTCGGCGCGCTCACCGAGGCGCATGGCTTCGTCAAGGATACCGACAGCCTCATGTTGTGGGGCGGTCGGCGGGACGCGATCTTCGACGAGCTCGAGCGGCTCGACGCCAAAACGCGCGGGCCCGCCGCGATCCGGGTCATGGGGGCGACGCCGTGACGCTCGTCTCCTTCACCGAATGGCGCCCCGACGTTTCCGACTTCCAGGCCGAGGTCACCAGCGAGATATCGAATGTGCTCCCGCGCGGCGACGGCTACGGCCCGTTCCCCGATTTCTCCGCCTATACGGCGGGCCTGCCGGGCGTGTGCCGCGGCTTCTTCAAGGCGATCAATACCGACGGCTCGGTCGCGATCTTCGCCGCGACCGGGACTCGGCTCTACCGGCTCAACAACACCAACCAGAGCTGGACCGACGTCAGCAAGGGCGGCAGCGGGGGCGGGGGCTATTCGTCCGTCGCCTCGACCGACAACTGGCAGTTCGTCCAGTTCATCAACCGCGTGATCGCGGTGCAGGCCAACACGGCTCCGCAAAGCTTCGACCTCACGTCCTCGAGCCTTTTTGCCGATCTCGCCGGCTCGCCGCCGCAGGCGCGCTACGTGTCGATCGTCGGCTATTTCGTGGTGCTGAGCGGGCTCCTGAACAATCCCTACCGGGTGCAATGGTCGGCGCTCGGCGATCCCACCGGCTGGACGCCGGCGCTGAACTCGTCGGACTTCCAGGACCTGCCGGACGGCGGCGTCGTGCGCGGCGTCGCGGGCGGGGAGTATGGCAACATCTTCCAGGACACCGCGATCCGCCGCCTGATCTATGCGCCCGGCTCGCCCGTCGTCTTCCAGATCGAACGCATCTCCGACGACCGCGGGCTCTATGCGCCCTATTCGCTGATCCGTTCGGGCGACCAGATCTTCTTCCTCGGGCCGCAGGGTTTTCAGCAAATGGATCCGTCCGGCTATCCGCGACCGATCGGCAAGGAGAAGGTGGACCGCACTTTCTTTGCCGATCTCGACGCCGGCAACCTGCAGCTCGTGCTCGGCGCGTCCGACCCGCGACATAACCGGGTGTTCTGGGTCTACAAGTCCAACAGCGGCACGGCGGGGCTGTTCGACAAGCTCCTGTGTTACGACTATGTGCTGCAACGCTGGGCGCCGATCGCGATGCGCGGCGAGTATCTGGGCTCGCTCTCGCAGCCCGGCCTGACGCTGGAGAACATCGACAGCATCTCGTCGTCGCTCGACGCCCTGGTGCCCTCGCTCGACAGTTTCTCCACCTCGGTCACGCCCGAGGCCGGGATGTTCGATCCGTCGCAT